TAGTTCCCTCCTGAAAATTATATTTTGAGGCTTATTCAGCTGCTGTGAAACCCAGCCACGCCACCAAATGTATGGCAACAAACCCTGGCCGGCATTTTTGGAACCTCCCAAGCAACGATCTCCAGAGCCGCTGGCAGCATCTTAAGTGTGCTTGATGTGATGTTACCGCCACCCGAACCCTATTTCCTCAGCAACTGAATAAGCTTCCTACAAGCGCCCACAAAACCTGACGCTTGACAGGCTAAATAGGCTGCTCAGATGTGTTCATTGCCGGTGGTTATCGGTCAGCATCATTGGGGTCAAAGAATCGGTACATTAACGCTTCCCCACGTGCATCACCAACGCACACGCTTTCTGAAAGAAACAACTCTCCCGGGGTTTCACCTTGCACGGTGTCAGAAATATCCAGCGAATACACCAATAACGCGCCAGCTGCTAGTACCTTAGCCTCAATGGGATCTAGATCATCATCCTGTTCCTGAACCATAAGTAAATAATCATCGAAAGATTCCGGGAAATCAGCAGCATCTGGGACTAAAACTTCCTTCGCTTTCTCCGGGAAATCAACCGCATCAGCCATGATGGCTAACCCATCAAACGAAAAATCTGTGGAGTAGAACGCACCACCAGGATCAATATCAACATCTTTTCCATCAAATTCCACAAGCCCGTCAAACGAATAAGGGTCCAGAGCCCCAAAAGGGACGGTGCTAGCAGCATTGACAGCCCATACAATACGCCCATGATGATGCTCTTGTATCACCTCGAATTCGGCATAGTTTTCCAAAGTAAGGAAGAGATAGACCTTCATATCGGTGTTGTGGTGAATATACGAGGCCATTTGATCCAAGGCCTTGGTTTTTTCCTTAGTATTTCGCAAAAAACTATATATTAAATATGTCATGACTTCCCCTAGAACGATCAGAGAATTAATATTTTGAGGCTTGAAGTTTATTCAGCTGTTAGGGAAATAAAGGTTAACTTCCCCGAACGTTAGTATGCATGACTGCTCTCTGAAAATTAAGTAAAACCAAGGTAGGAAGCACGTAGTCTTTGATCGGCGATCTGTTGACATCGATGGGTTCCCCTAGTAGCTGAATAAGCTTCAAGATTCCATATCGACGTAACCGAATTTGGCATGAAATGCCAAATTCATGCCAACTGAAACCATTTTCAACCCTACCCAACCGCCCCTAATCCCGTCTAGACTTCTCGTGAAGACCAGGTAAAACAATGAAAACCCCCAGGTCCAACATGTGAACCTGGGGGTTAAACGTGGAGCTAACGGGCATCTAACCTTAGTAGCTTTTAGCTCTGCCTTTAGCCGAATTATTTTTCTTGTGGTCCAGCTAATGTCCAATTTTTAGGGTCGAAGGCGGGGCCGAAAGTGTTGCCAATATCATCTTCGGCTATCACGGTCTCGGATCAGATTATCAGTGTCCTCACTGATAGCAAGAACACGTTCCACAGCTGAGGGGATGACAGGGCGGCCAGGCGGATTCGGGTAGGTCTCCAACAATGTGCGAAGTGTTAAACGCACCTGCACATCAAGGATCCGCTCGGATCTCATGGCGTCAATGGTGTGTTCCATTTCGGTCTGCTGGGTCTCTAGCTTCTCAATCTTCCGCCATAGATCCTCGCGTAGCCGAGTACCGGCTTCGAGGGTGAGCTGGAGTTCACTCTGCGCTAGCTGGGCTTTTGCGGTTTCCGCTTCTCGCTCGGCAACCGCACGCGCCGCCGCTGACTCCAAGGCTTTCGTTCGCCAGAGGGTTCTCTGCACGATCACCGTGGTGGTCAGCGTGGTCACCAGGGTGAGGAGCGCGATGCCGATGCTTTCGGTAATTCCTAGACCCGATAGGGATAGTCCTGTCACTGGGTCCATGTGGCCTCCAGTCCTAGGATAGGGCCACCGCGGAATCGACCACTGCAGCCACCAAGGCGGGGTCTAGGCTGTGGACCAGCGCCTCCACCGCAGTAAGCAGCACGATTAGCTGGTTGGCCATTCCTTCACCTCCCGATGGTGGGCCGGAGTGTGGGTATCAGCAGTAGCCGCCGGCGTGGTACTAGCCGGTGTTGGCGTAGCCTCAACAGCAGTCGAGGGCATACCCGGCGGAACAATAGCCACCATACCCGGCGCGCCGATACGCCATGTAGAGATGGATGTGAGCAGAGAAGCGATGGTGGCTGCTACTGCCAGTCCCAGGCATTCTTTCCAAACGTCAATGGGGGAAAAGATGCTGATAGGTAGAGCTGGGATAGCGACCTGGGCGAAAGTCCTGGCGGCACGGCTACCAGCATCAACCCAAAAGGCTTTATTCCACATTTACTTGTTTCCTTCCTTGAGTAGGGTTTCGATCCGGTCGAGGCGCTCCGGTAGCGTGGCTACCGTGCGGGCGATTTCCGGGATGAGCTTGATTTTGTCGGCCACGAAGTCAACAAAGGTTTTGCCTTCGGTAGCTTTCCAGCCGGAGAAAACCGGCTTGTTGTCTTTCCATTCGGGACCAACGAGTTGGTCTAGGATCCAACGCACCATGCGTGGTTCTCCTTCTTCTTGTTGTGGTTGGTTAGGTGAGTCGAGGAGTTCGGCGGCGTAGGCCAGCACGACGTCGAACGGGAAGCCGGGGCCGGGGTCGGTGTGGTCGACTTCCTGCCAGGCTGCGGAGATTTCCGCATGGCCATGAACACCACGGGCACCTGCGCGGAGTTGA